TCCAATCAGGAACTTAGTCATTAGATTCAAGTGCTTGAGTACAGTATAAGAAACGTTCGTATTCTTTATCAGTAAAGTTATCAGATCCGTATTCAATTCCTACCACATAAGCACAGAACTTGTTGATGTTCTCGTTGTTAGTTGGTGTTGCATGTGCATTTGAGATAATAGCAACAATGAGAATAATGAACTCGATTGCGAAACCTAAATGTAGATACTTTCGGTTTCTTTGAGTGACTTGGAGTTTCATGATTTCAGTTCAGACGCATACCAGAGAAGAAGGGAATTGGAGTTCCTTGGAAGTTAAGAAACCACTGACCTTTCTTTTGGAAGATATACTCACCGTCTGCACCATGAGCAGCAAGAATAGCATTCAGACGGGACTTAGTTGTAGCAGTTTGCCAACCTCCATCGAACAACTGAACATAAGTGGGACCAATCTCGGCAATCAGATTGTTATGCAGATACACACGAGAAATATCATGACCACTGTAGTATGTGACTTCAGTGTTATCAAGTTTCCAATCAGTGGAGTTGCTGATTGCTTGAACATCAGGGTTTCGATCTTACGCATGGTTGGTTGAGTTGCGGTTACACTATAGGGACACTTTCAACGTCCCCCCTTTGTGTTGCTTAAACAGTTTGGTAGTATTCTCCGATGGATTTGATCATGTTGATTAACTTCTCATGAACTTCTTTAACTTCATCTTCATAACCAGAATCAATCAGATCATAAGTATCAACCTCATCAATTTCATTCAGATTGATTGTTCCGTCAGTGTGAATGGGAATGTAGAATAGTGTGCCCTCAGTGTCGATTGAGTATGCACAACCGTGACCTTCTGGAGTGTAGAGAATCATTTTTCAGTGGAGATTGTTGGACCTTGGACATCACAAAACTCAGACAAATAATAGTCTAAAGTGACACCTTCGATTGCAGCATGTTGACTGTACTCATCGAACTGTTCGGGTGTGAGTATAAAGAAATCAGTTTCAATCATTATGCAGGAATCACATCATAGTTCAGAGATTTGATACACCAACCAGTGTTGTTAGTGATAGTGTCGGTGAGATCTTCTTCAGTTGGTGAAGTCCAGAGACATGATGTTGTTTCTTCGATGATCTCATTCATTTCGTCTTGAGTGAGATCTTCATCATCAAAATCAAACTCAATTTCTGTTACTTTGTAGTAGTTCATTTCAAGAGGTTAATGGTTATACTATAGGGACACTTTGCACGTCCCCCCTTTCTATCATAGTCCGTTGATAAAGTCTGCGAGTGCTTCCTTGTATTCTGCTTCAGTGTTAAAAACACGACCGTGAATGTTCAAAGGAAATTGTTTCTTAACGCCAGCATTTGCAACGACTTGGCAATCTGCTTCATCATATCCCATCTCGATGAGATTTTGAACGTAAGGGTTTTTGTTTGTCATTTCAGTAGTTTTGGAAAAAGGATTTGGCAGGGAGATCATTCAGCAGGCACCCCACATAGGGTTTGCGAGTTGTGGCAGAGTGTGAAAATCAGTGACCTGATAACCCATATTGATTCTCTCTTCACACTCGCGGGTAAAATCTTTCTTGCTGATTACTTTCTTGCTCATGGTGTCAGTACCTTTGAAAGAAACAATCTTGAGCATATAATCAGGAGAAACATCTGCATCAAGTGAAACTTTCACGGGATAGTAATCAACAACCATGGAAGGTTTGCCGTCGATTTGAGAGATTGCAGAGAGTTGCATGGGAAGGATTGCGGTTATACTATAGGGACACTTTGCACGTCCCCCCTTACCAATTCTTAGGAAGTACAAAGTTTGCATGAGAGAATGTCTCACGATCAACTACCTTGAACATGCCAAACTCGTTGTTGATACAATAACCTTCATGGAATGATTGCACACCACAAAGTTCACATTCAATCTCATCTTCATCATGAATGAATAGGAACAAATCATCCTTGATGGACTTCACCAACTTCCAAAATCGGATTAAGTTGATGTCACAATCACATTTTTCTGCAATTTCATTCTCATCAACGACCCTTTGCTCGCGGATGCAGGCATTTATCTCTTTTTTGATTTGTGATGCCTTGCGATCAGACACAAACTCACATAGAGTGCTCATTTGCTTGGCAAACTTACACACATCTTCCAAATCCTCACGATAAGGACTCAAAGAGACCTCAGGTTGCACAAACAAGCAACAATCAGTGCTCTTCAGTTTATATTGCAAAGGAGCAGCAGAGACCTCACGCAGATCATCACCACCACTGTAGATTGTGTGAGGTGCGATGATGAGATCTTGAGTGATTACCTGAGGGAACTTGTAAGTGATCGTGTTGGGACGATAAGTATCAGAACCCCCAGCACCAATAAAGTCACCTTGATAGATACGATTTGTGCGAGGAAGATGATCAAAGCACAGATGCAAAACATCCGCAACTTTACCCTCATGGTTCGCATCAATTTCTTCATGTGAATGATTGATCTTGATCTTTACTTTGTTAAAGACAGATTTAGTGCCAACAAAGAACTTTCCGTTTGCAGGATTTCGACCCCAGACAATAGCAGGGGCACCGTCGATCTTGACGGAGATTGTAGAATCAGCAGAGAACCAATCAAGAACCGAAAGGTCGCCATTGAGAATAGAATCCTCAGGATGTTCCAGGTGAGTGTTCTTCATACTATAGGGACACTTTGGAAGTCCCCCCTTGTTGTTTCTTGTGCTGTTGAATAAAATTGCGAGCAGAACTCTCAGTGCGGCAGACTTTGAGTTGCTGTCCTTGATGAATGACCATAAGTTGGTTTCCAAAAGGTATCGCCGCATAGGTATCCTTGAACATTGTGAATCCTTCTTTCATAATCAAAAAAACTTATCTAATAGATTTGTTGATGATATTCTTTCTTTTGCTATTTGACAATAAGTATCACTGATGTCGATACCAATATACCTTCTACCTAATAGATTTGCAACATAAGTTGTTGTACCTGCACCATTAAAGGGATCAAGAACCAAATCATTCTTATATGAAAACAACTTAATACATCGTTTTGCTAACTCTTCGGGGAACATTGCAGGATGATTAAACTTTTTCATTCTGGTTTCTGGGGCAATTGACCAATGACCATTTACATACTCAATAAACTCATCCTTGCTAATATCAATGTTTTCTTTATCTCCAGAGTGTTTCAAAGTATCCTTACTAAACACTTCAATAAATTCAAATGGATACGACAAATAGGGACAAGATGGTGACTTCCAACTACCCCAGGCAGTAAGTTTTTTAAGATTATTCTTCAACCAAATAATTTCACCTCTCCATATTAACCCCCTTTCAATCATTGCAGATGTAATAGTGTGATGAGTTGGATAGTATTCTTTGTAGTTTGGTTGTATATTGATGATCAATCTACCACCAGATTTCAATACACGAATACACTCATCAAAAATTGCAACAATCGTGGTAAAATAATCTACCGAATCACTTTTGTCGTGGTGTTCATCATAGTCCATATCAAAGTTGTATGGTGGAGATGTCAAAACAATATCAACACTGTTGCTCTCAATTTGTTTTAGTGCAGTGAGAGCATCAGCACAAATAATTTGATTCATACAACGACTAATCCGTTCTTGGTTTGCTTATAATATATGATGCGATAAGGAATTGATTCTTTTCCTGATTGAATCGTTTTCTTGTATGTGTGTGGTTTAATGGATACTGGTTCACCATTCACAAAACCATCAATTCCCTTTGCTTCTTCATCAGAGTTTGCAAGACGATAATCATCATTATCGCACACCATTTGAAGAATGTCAAGTTGTAACTGAAGACCAGCAAATGTTTTGTCAATGATCAAATCCTTGACCCAAAATTGTACATCATCTTTTGTGAGACTATTCAGGTTCTCTTTAATACGAAGAACATATTCCCAGACCTTATCAGATGCTTCCCCTATTTTAGACTTTCCAATTTTTTCATCATAAAATTGCTCCCAACCTGTTACACTGTGTTTGCAGGTAGAATTGCGAAAATCTTGGATCAAGTCACTTAACTGACCAACATTCTTTGGACGTGTTGCTTGCGAGAAAGAATTGCCAAGGTTGATGACAGATCCAATGTAAGGTAAAATTGTCACTTTTGAAAAAATCGTGTTTTTGGTTGCGGTGGATGACCCATAGGGTCTGTGACGTAGAATTGCAAAAAAATCAGGGTTTTGACCCTGACCAGCACTTGAGTCTACTGTGAGACTCACCGCCTCACCACCGAGATGGCAGGTTCTCCCTTCTCAAAGATAGTGTCAACAACCGACTGAACTGCGCGGGCAGTGGTGATACCAACCTTGCTGTACACTGGGATGCACACAAGACCGAACGATTTGCTATACTGACTCAGGTTGCCAGGTTCGATACGTCCCTCTCGCATACCTTGGGCATCATCGTGGTGCAAACGGATGCAACGTCCGATGGTCTGACTGATACCAATGAAGTCCATGTTACGCAGGAAGAGAACTGCCTCAAGTCCACTTACGTTGATACCTTCCGCGAGGATGGAGTGGTGCAGAACCACAAACTTCTTGGAGTTATCTTTGCCCCATGCACTCAGGGTATCGAAGAATACCTCACGGTTGACCTTCTGACCATCAATAACTGCGCCCGTCTTAGCAGTAATATACATCCAAGAATAACCGCGACATTCCAACTGGAAGCAGAAGTCAGTTTCAGTCACCAGAGAGACGATTTGCTTGGTTGCCTTAGCACAAATCAGAATCTTGCCAACCTTGTTGTCATCAATGGTTTCCAGCAGATTCTCCGAATCTCGGTCGAAGTTGGTCTGTTTGCCCTGCACCATCTCCAGTTGCTTGACGATAACTTTAGGAGGCACAATGTAACCACCCTCAACTAACTCAGGAGCAGGAACTTTGCAGATAACCTGACCATAAACAGCAGCATCATTCATGCCTGGTTTACCCACAGCAAGGGAATGCTTTGGGGTAGCAGTGAAGAAG